ATACTTTCGTTGCTCTGCCGACATAGGCGCCATCCGGGTGACGTGCGTCACGTCGGGCAAGTCCAAGCATTCAGCCTTCGTATACCGGATCGCTGGCTGCAACATCTCGAACACGATCTTCTCTGCTTCGGGCCTTGGCTCCCAGCGAAATGTGGAAACCTGCTGCATCACCGACTCGCGGTAGTCCCCCAAGAAACGCGGTGCCCGCGCCGGTACGCACAGTCGTCCTAACCCGTACGCGTCGAGCGGAGATTGCGCGGCGGGTGTGCCGGTAAGCATCCACAGCCACGTATCGTCCCGCACCAGTTTGCGCATTAGTTTCCAGCGTTTGGTCTGCGCGTTCTTGTAGGCGTTGGCCTCGTCGATCACCACCAGATCAAACGGGTTGCTGTTGAGCATTAAATCTGCGATTGCCGGTACGCCGTCGTAGTTGATGATCACGAACTCAGCGGCCCCACTGGCGATCTTGTTACGTTTGGCTGCGGTGCCATACGCCACATCAACGGTGCGATGCACGGCAAACTTGAACAAGTCCTGCTGCCACGCAGACTGCATAATTGACAACGGGCAGATGATGAGCACCCGCTTGATGATGCCCATTTTCATCAGGTAGTCTGCTGCCCAGATGACCGAGGCAGTCTTACCCGTACCCTGCTCGTTAAAACAGAAAGCGCGACGCCGCAACGAGAGAAACGACGCTGTCTCTTTCTGATGATCAAATGGCTCCAGCCCCAACGGGCGTGGCCACTTGTAGTCACGCTTGATGGTGGAGGGCACGTTCTTCAGGTTGAGCCTGCTGAGTGTGATGGCCTCCTGAAGCCCCCAGCGTACGGCCACTTCGTACCGCCCGTCCCCGTAGTTGTTGACGACCTTGCTCTCTGGGATCGTCTCTACGATACGTGCGGGAAAACGGGTCTGTATGACCAGCGTTTCATTGGCAAGGATTTGCATTACTTCATTGAACCATCAGAGTTTCGTTTGAAGGATCGGTTCTTGGAGGGAGCCTGCAACCGGACCCCGTCCTTGTTCGACCCGCCTTTGCTCAGCGCCTTGACGTGGGCTACGTCCTTCCCGCTGCGGTCAATGCCGCGTTTGTCCATTGCCCGCCTTGCCCGCTGGCGCTCCAGCTTGCCGGGTATTTCCCCGCGCTGAATTTGTTGCTGGTACTCTTTTTTGTACGGACGCGGTTTGTTCACGTATGGCATCTTGTTGCTCCTTCATAAGCAATAACGTGTTGTACAGCAGCCGTGCGTCTGCGATCAGCATTACGGCGCTCTCTTGGGCCTTGTCGAAGTCTCGACTCAGCAGTTCATTGTGCATTTCCTTCAGCCTTTTTTCAATCTGCATCATTGGGCTGGCGTAGTCAATTAGGGCGGTCAAAATAGGGCCTCCTCTGCTTCGCTTATCTGTTGTGCCTTGGCTTGCTTGTGCGCCTGCTCAAGCAGTCTTGGGTTTATCCTTGTGAACGGCCACGCTCTTGCGAAGTTTTCGCTTTGGTTTGGGTTCGTTGATCGGGACTTCCTTGGTTTGGAAGGTGTGGTCGTTAAAGCAGTGTCGGCGTCTGATTGGGACACCGTCGATTGATTTGGTTTGCACGACATCAGTTGGTCCTCCACACAACGGGCATTTCAATCTGTACCTCCGGGCTTTTCTTCGTCTTGCTCTTCCACGTACCGACCCCACACATAATCCAAAAGGTCGGCGGCTTGGTTGAGCTCATGAATGAGTGATTTGTGTTGGTACTCATCCAGCCCCTGTGCGTAGCCGCGCAGCCATGCAGCCGTGGTGAAGTACCGAAGTTTGTTTGGGTCAATCATTCTGGGTCTCTCCATAGGTCTGGCGTTGCCCACAAAAACAAGCACTCCCACACTCGGTAGTGTTCGGGGTGCAGACGGTCGTGATAAAGCTGGGCCAGTGCAAGCTGGTTGTCCCGCTCTTGCAGCCACCACTCTTGGGCGGTGTATGGTGGGTACTTGCGGGAATCACGCTTTTTGGTTTTGCTATCACGCAAATCAGATAGCTCAACGGGTTGCCCGGTGTCTTTGAACACCCACCCCGGGCGGTCTTTCGTGCTTCCCTCAACGCGCACAAGCCCAATGCACACCTCTCGTCCATTTAATGTTGGAATCATTTCTTCCATCCTCCGGGCCAGTCGTCGAACAAAGGCATGGGGTCTTGCCCCCTTGCCTTGAGCATGGCGTCTGCTGCATCGTATGCCCACCCCGCCAGCCGCATTGGATCATTTTTGAACGTACCAAAGTCAAAGTGGTGTATCAACCCCTGCATCGCCTTGGCCGCGAAGTAGTCCCGCAGGGTTATGTTGATGGCGTGGTCCTTGGTGAGATAAACAGGCTCGGGCCAGCGTTGTTCTTCAGCCATTGTTGTTCTCCTTGAGTTGCTTGACCGCCTCTTCAAGCCGATCCAGCCACCATGATGCTGGCTTGTCCTTTATCGCTGCCGCTGCGGGGCGCATCTCTTTGATGACCTGTAAGACCTTGTCGTAGTCAGCCATCGTTTTTCACCTCGTTCAGCGCCGACACCACAGCCACCAAATGCTGTGAATTCAGCTTCTCACCCGTCTCTCGTTCGTATTGTTTGCCGATCTGCAAGCACCGGATCATCGTGTCGAAGACCACATCAACGCCAAACTTGTCGATTAGCTCTTTGGTCTGTGGGGTCATGTGTTCTTCTCCTTGAGCTTGGCCTCAATCTGATCAAACAGCTTGCGGGTGTACCCTCTGATCGGCGTGTCGCCCCACGATCCGATGATTTCTTTGATCTCGTCGTCGGTCAGCCCGACCCATTGCCGCTGTGCTGTGGACGCTGCTTTCAGCCGTTCGTTTTCTTCATGCAAGCGGCGCAGTTCGTTGGCGGCTGCTCGGCGCGGTGGGTAGTCTTTTTCTTCCAACGCATTAGCCAGTTTCAGGGCGTCAGTGCTCATACAAACCTCCACTGCCCACAGCGGGTGCATCGGTACGCTGGGCGGTCTTTATTGGTGCCTTCTTCCCAGCGGTGTTTGCAGTCGCTCATTTCACCCTCCGCATCGACACCCACTCAGGCTCTTTGGGCTCAACCACAACCGGAGGCCGCTTCTCGCTCGGCGGCGTCCATCCGTACTTGCGCCATGTCTTCTGCACATCAGCGCCCGATGTCCACACAAAGTCGGGATGGCCGACGGGTATCCATGGATTAGTTCTTTTGGCGTTCATGTCACGCCCCCATGCTGCTGATCTCACGGCTGAGATACCACACCGCTTTCTCTAGGTCTTGTTTGCGGTTGCCCTTGTGGTCAGCACGAGCGATGTACTTCACGGCGTTGCCCGTGTTGTAGTTCAGACCCTTGGCCTCGATAAAGTCAATAGTCTCGATGCCGCCGACTTTGTAGTGGGCTGGGTGATTTACCGGATCGTCGGCCCCAAGTTGTCTTGACAACTCAGCTTGAGCGCGTTCACCCATTTTCTTCGGGTCTACCCATACGTGGGTGTACTCTTTGTTGCTGGTTGGTTTAGGCAGCGGTTCCGATGAAGACACCACCGCGACGGTTTGCCATGCGGCTCTGCCGTGTGTTGCCTCTTTTTTGGCTTGTGCTGCCTCCTTCTTGATCGACTTGCGCTCTTTGGACCGAACAACGTACACGTACGCCTCGGTGACGCCCAGTGCTTTGGCAATTTCTTTTGCCGTAGCGCCGGGGTGGCTGTGCTCATAGCGACGAATACGATACGCTTTGGTTTTGGCTTTTGCGGTTTTCATTACTTAGCTCCTTGGTTGTGGTCACATGATGTCACCGGGCAGTAACCCCGGCAGGTAAAGTTGGGCTTGGGGTTCCATACCTTGTTCTGTACGGATGCCTCCAGTTGCCCAACGTCCGCTACCCACGAAACCCACAGATCACTCTGCTGTTCCGCAAGGTACTCGGTTCTTACGAAGTCTTCAGCGAACAAGAACATCAAGCCCGCTTTGACCTTCTTAACATTGGGGAAGTGCTTGAAGATCGCAAGAGACAGAATCTCAAGCTGCTTCAAGTCAGCGTACTTAGACGACTTGCCGGTCTTGTAGTCCACGGTGTACGCCTTGTCGTCCTGCAAAATGATGATGTCAGCGATGCCGCGCCACCACACGTTGCGATCAAAGAACCCGCAGGGCTTGAAGTCTGCGGTGAGTCCCAGCTTGTTCTCGCACAGCTTCTGTCCGGGGATCGCCTTGAGGCGGTCCAGCGGTGCTTGCATCTCCCGCTGAAACTTCTCCGGGATGGGCTTGTCGTTCTCAATGTATTCCTGCGCGATCTTGTGAATCTCGTTGCCAAACGTGAGCGCATCGCTCGGCGGCTCCTTCACATCCTTGGCCACCTTGAGGTGAAAGTATTTCTTCGGGCACTGCTGATACAGGCTCAAATTGCTGTAAGACCAAGTGATGTTGCTCATTTACTTTCCTTCGTTAAAAAATCCAACCAGTCCTGAAGTGGTTTCAGTGCCATGTATTCGTGTGGCTTCAATCCATTCCAACGTGCCGTCCGGGTGCAGTCTCGATCAAAGCTCGCGACGAGTTGACGGGCGCGTTCTGGGCTGACCCCCAACTTTTTTCCAATCGCAGCGTACGTAAGCCCCTGCATGCGAAGTGATCCAGCCAACATGAACCGAGCGCGGGCGGTCTCCGCAATCTGTTTAGCAGTCGCCATAAGTTTCTCCAATCCCAGACTCGCAACTCAGCGGGAGCCCCTCGGCCCACGCGGGCGCCTTACGCATGCAACTCTCCACGTAGGCAACTGCTTCGTCCTTCTCTTCCTTGCGGACCACACAAGCTATCGCGTCGTGGACGGTCAGAACCACGCGATATCGTTTGGCGATCTCAAGCATCTGATCCCCGATGATGCAGCGGGCTACAGCTTGGCAGATGTTCTCGGCCACCTTGCCGCCGTAGATACGATTACGCCCGTACCGCGTCTTGTACGAGTACTCCCCAAGGGCTTCGCGCCGCAACTCCGGGTAGCTCAGGTACATGTTGTTGGGCAACCGGATGCCCATGCCCAGCACCGACAACTCCAGCAGTCCGACGGCATCGAGCGATTCCAGCGGCTGCTGCCCGGCCATCTTGACCAGCACATCGTTGAGCCTGATCCACCACTGTGAAATAGCTTGATTGCTCTGCCGGTACACCTTGATGATGTACTTGCAGGTGTCCAAGTCCACGTCCTTGCCCATGGACTGTAGCTGAGCCTGAAACTTTACAGCCCCCATGCCGTAGCCCGCACCGAGCACCGTTGTCTTGCCGATGAATCGTTCCTCGGGGGTCACTTCCTCAGGTAGTTTGCTATACAGCATTGAGGCCATGTACCGGTACACATCGTCGTTGCGCTCAAAGCGCAGCAGCAAGTCGTTCTGCCCCGCCAGCCACGCCAGCACCCGGGCTTCGATCTGTGACGAGTCGCAGTCAATGATCACATGCCCTTCGGGAGCCCGGATACACCGCTTGAGTTTGTTGCCGCGCTCACCCCGGCTCGGCAGATTCTGGAGGTTGACGGAGTCCGTGCCACCCCACCGACCCGTGTGTGCCGCGTAATACTTTAGTGGTATGGGCAGCAGGTTGTTCTCTGTGCGCTTGGCAATGGCGATGAACCGCTCGGTCCTCGTTTCCTCTAGCGTGGACTTGGCCCCAAGCCGTGCGGCCACGATAGCCTGAACCCGCTCATCCTCGTGGTTGAGCAGCGCCGTAAAGTCTTCGTCACTCTTTGCGAAAGCATACGTCCACTTGCCCGTGGTCTTGCTCATCTTCGTAGGCGGCAGCACCTCGAAAGACTCCAGCAGCGCGGCAAACTTCTTGTTGCTGTTGAGGACTTCAGGTGTGATCTGCGCGTCATCGAACAGTTTGCGCTTGCGCTCCCGGACTTCTGTCAGATGCGACTCAAGGCGCGGCACATCCAGCACCAGCACCGGGTCACTGAACATACGGATAGTCAGATCAATGAGCCGCTTCTCCTTGGTTGATACAGCGCCTTCGAGTTCCTTGTACACGGCATACGTCAGGTCCACATCGTTGCGGCAGTACTGTCCGTAGCGGTGCAGTTGATCGCTGTCGAAATCTCCACGGCGCATACCCTTGGCGTCCTCGACTTCGGTGCCCTTCTCACCCAACCCGAAGTGAGATGT